TCACCAGATTTGTCCTCCGTCCAGCATGCTGCTGTCACCGTTAAATACCGGACTGGTTTTAGTCACCGCGACAACTTCATCCCCGATCGCCTTTTCATCCTGACCAGGTGCGCCATGTATCTCATAATGAAATTCGAAACGACGGTTGTCGGTCAGTTGTCGGGGAGGTGGCGCTTTGTCCGCAAAATCCAGCTTCTGAAGTAAAGTTTCCCAGTAACTGCTTTCCACTTCACCTGACAGTTCTGCCGGTCTGTCTGAAACAGGATCAGGAGGCTGTCGGGGGTTAATCTCAGGCGGTAAGTGCAGGACGTCTGCGCTTTTATCCCTGTAACGTTCGTTACCCCTGAATAAACCCTGCGCGTTGTCAGTACCCGGTAACGAATCGACATCAACATTCACATCCGGGATACGCTGTGCCGGGTATTTTGAATTCCCATCAGATCTTTCCTCTGCTGCTGTCCAGTTAAGGGAAGGATAAACGTCGACATTGACCACCGGCTTATCCGCGGAGATGTTGTCTGCGGATCCCTTCGGTTTTTCCGCTGCGGGCCAGACGCTACTTTTTTCAAACGAGGGAAAGGAAGGCAGTCTGTAATTATTCCAGGCGCCGGCAGTGCTGTCGGATGTTTCATGTCCCGGTTGCACAGACGTCTCCTGGTTCTGGTTCAGTGCTGAATCCCAGGAGAACGGCGCGCCGTTGCTTTCCGGCGCCACGTATTTATCGAGCGTACTGTTAAAGGTGTCATCGTCGTCGCGGAAAAATCCCCGGGTGTCCCGGTACGATTTTTTCACATCATCAGGCAGGTCCGGCTTTTCCTTCAGTTGCTGCTCAAACCATTCGCCCTGACCGTTGCGCTGCGCCGTCATGCGCGCAATATCAACCGAGCCGGTCATCGCCAGCGATTTGAGTACGTCCCGCTGATCGCTTCTCTCATCCGGTAAAAGCCAGGACAATTTTTTCGCCAGCGCGTAGGCCACTTTCCCGACGAACACAATGCCCTGGCCGAACTTCAACACGCCGGGGTAAAGATCATTACGCAGGAAACTGACAATGCGTTTGATCCCGCCCCCCTTAAACCACTCCGCCATATCATCCGTCAGTTGGCGGATATCCGGTGCCAGCTCGTTTCCCAGCTGCCCTGAGATTTCCGCTACAGCGGAGGAGAAGACCGTGCGCAGGCTGGTGATGGCGCGGTTGCCCTCCATCGCCCCTTCAGCCCCCTCTTTCGTGACGAGGTTATATCGCCGCTGCTCGTCCATCAGGTCACGGTAGCTTTTGCCGGACTGCTTCAGCAGCATCAGCAGTTTGCTGGCCTCGCCGCCAAACAGCGAATCCAGTGCAAACGACGCTTTCGACTCGTCCTGCATGCTGAGCGCACGCTCGACGATTTTTTCGAACTGCGCCATATCGCTGAGGCCCGCAAAATCCCCCGCCTTAAATCCCAGCGTTTCAAACGCATCCTGAAGGGAACCCTGCTTGCCGTTCTGCTTGTACTCTCCTGCCTTGTGAAGATACTCCTCGAACAGGTCGCCGATGTTCTCCCCGTTCATGTCGTACTGCTTCGCGAGCGTGTCCCAGGCATCAAACGTCGGGATATCGACGCCATAACTTTTCGCCACGCCGGCCCGTCGGGCCGTTTCTGCGTTGGTAGCCGCAGGTGCAATCAGGGTGCCCAGGGCGGAAGCCACCACGCCACCGCCGCCAATCGCCAGCCCGGGAGCCACCATCCCGCCCAGCTGTCCGGCCATACCGAGCCCACGGCGAAACAGCCCTTTCCCTGCCCCCTTGAAGGCGGCCAGCCGTTGCGTCTTCTGCATCTGCTGATTCAGCTTCTGCTGTTCGGCCTCCGTTTTGCGGATTTCACGGGAGACGTCGCTGTAACGCCGTTTAAGATCGCCAAGGCTTTGCCCTGCCAGCTTCGCACGCTTAATCTCTGTTGCCAGCTTAGCCTGGTCTTTCGTCAGTTTTTCTGACTGCTTTCCGACGTCCTTCAGGCTTTTTTGCAGACTGTTCGCTGAACGGCTCCAGGAGCTGTCGATACTGCCGCCAAAGGTAATGACGGCCTTAAGGTTCTGGCTTAATCCGGCCACGATTTACCGCCTCCACTTCGTCGGTGAGAAAATCCGAAAACACACTGAACGGCATATCCAGGTATTCCGTCATGGGAAAATGCAGGCGCCGTCCCAGAAAACGTATCGCCCGCATCAGCCCTCTTTCGGTCGCTTCTCGGGCGGGAGCATAAAAACATTAAACGCGTCCAGCAGCTGGGCATAATCTGCCGCAGTCAGTTGCCAGATATCCTGTTCGCTGAGGTTGCACAGCAGCGCAATCATGCGCGCCTCTTTTTCTTCTTCGCTGCCGCGGTCTTTGGAAAAGGCAATGCGGTCACGCACCAGCGGCTCGCGCAGCGTCACCTGTTCGAGCAGGCCACCGTTCTCAAAGGAAACAGGGGAATACAGTTTGATAACGCGTGTTTCACCAGGAAAAGACATGTTGATCTCCGTAAAAAAACGGCCCGCAGGCCGTTGTAAGATTGTTTGAAGTTAAAGCCGTACTTTTGCCGCCAGACCGGACAGAACATCCACGCCATTCACCCGGCGCGAGAAGCGCTCAGTATCTATCTCAAAGAGCTCGCGACCGTCTTTGGTCTGACGGTAATAGCTCACGGCGATTTCCACCGTGACGGCATTTTCGGACAGGCTGTCCTTGCCACGCGCGTCGGGAGTGACGGTCTGCACAAAGCCTTCGATCTCCTCGATGGTACCCAGCGCGGTACCGTTAGCCAGATAGCCCTGATAGGCCGTAAAGCGCGGACGGCTGCCGCTGACAAAACCGAAGGCGGTCAGCATATCCACGTCCACACCGTAAAACTTCAGCTGACAGGTGAGTGCTTCCATACCGTCATCAACGGGGGACGGCGCATCCTGTGCGCCGGTACGCAAATCCGTTTTGACAATGGACAATGCCGGCGGAGTAAATTCATGCGCCCCCTGTATGCGGATCCCCTGCCGGAAGAAGGTCCAGACGCGTAATGTGTTTTTTTCGCTCATGCTGCCAGCATCTCCTCAAGCGCATAGTTGTTATTCACCCGGACGCGCAGGCTGATAAGCTCAGTCGGCGATTTCGGACCAAAGTCATAGTTGATGTACAGCACGCCCGCCGCCATGCTCTCAGCGGTGTTAAGCTCTTCATCCAGCCAGGCGCGACCACCGAAAATGGCTCCGAGGCCGACCAGCTGGCGCATATAGGCGTTGATGGTGCCGATAATGTCGTCGGCATTCTCCCGGTCCAGCGGACGGTCAACGTATTCCAGCATCGTTTCCTGAATACTGTCCTCGATGACGTCTGCGGTTCGGCGAACCGATTCGAAGCGCCACTGTGGATCGGTACCGCACAGACGGTTGCCCCAGTGCTTAAACCCTGCCCGGCGGATGATGGTAGAGACGTTCTGCATGTTGAGCAGGTTTGCGTCGCAGTTTTCATCGCCGAGAATAAACTCGTCGATCTGTTCCACTCCGAGGATGTTATTGATGTCCTGGTTGGATTTACTCCACCACCAGCCCTTCTCAAAGTCGATTCGGGCACGCAACCCCGCCGCAAACGCAGAGTAAGGACGATAGACCAGCTGGCCGTCGGCATTGCTGACCTGTACGCGCGGGCGCAGCAGCTCGGTGCGGGTACCATAAGACTGTCGGCGCTGGACCACTTCTTGCAGCTTAGCCCCAGTGGCACAATCAACATACGCCACCGCCCGCAGCTTGCCGGCGACGGTTTCCAGAGCCTTGCCCACGGCATCATCCTCACTGAATCCCGGCGCGATCACGATACGGGGCTGGTACGTTGTCACGGAGCGAGCAGATGACAGCGCGCCGATCCCGGTCAGTACCGCCGCACGCTGTTTAGCGGTATCGTTAACTTCAGCCACGCGTACCACCACCGTCAGGGCATTTCGCTGATCGTTGATTTCCATCAGGGCCTGCTTCAGCGTGCCTTTTTCACCGAGCCGGGAAAGCATCGAGGTACCGACAATCGCCACAGGAGTATTCAGCGGGAAAGGTTCATCTTCGCCGCCTGCCAGCTGCAACCGGAACGGTGTGACTACGCCACTCCCGCTTCCCGTTGCGGTGACAGCCACATCATCCACCGCGCCCACGGCAGTGGCCACTGCTGAAGGGGTTGCCGTCAGCTTGCCGGTTTCATCGCAGCCAAGCGTGATAGTCAGCGTTAATGCCTCCGCATTCCAGGCAGCAGAAGTCTCAATCGCTGCGGGATTTTCTTCATTCGGGATGCCGGCTACAGCCTCAACCACCACCACGTTTCCTGACCTGCCAGCAACTGTCGCGGAAAAATCCACAACATTATCCAGAATCGGGGTTCCTGTGCTGGCACTCGCCGGCGTTCCGGCAGAGGCATCAGGCGCAGTACCCACCAGGCCGATAATGGCCGTCTGGATCGTCGTGACCGCGACCGTACCGGATGTCAGTTCGATCGTTTCCACACCATGTAAATTCGCCATTTATTTTCTCCAGGCATAAAAAAACCTGCCGCGGCAGGTCACATTTTTTGATTGGGGGGATTCGTGGTTCCGCCGCCATCACCATTTTCTTTATGGTCATGGCCGTTGTAGGTTTCGCGGATCCCGCTCATTTTCCCGGTACCGTCAGAAATTTCCTGTGTTGCACCGATGTTTCCCTTCACATTCGTGTCGGAATTGATTTGCGTAACGCCCTGAACTGTTAGGGTGTCGGTGATTTCCACCGGACCATCGAGCGTTCCCTTTCCGATAATTTTGTAGGTCCCGCCCTCCGCCAGCGAGATGGTCAGGGCATGCGCGGCGCGGTCATACCGGATCTCGGTACCGTCACCGTAGCGGGTGATATGTTCGCTGTCGCTGCCCTCCGGTACCGGCAGACCGCCGGTATTCCAGCCGGGAAACACCCGGCCATTATTCAGCTCACCCGCCTCCGACAGCACCGTGACCGCATCCCCGACCGCATACGGATTGGAGTCAGCCCGGTTTGCCCCGGAAAAGCCCTGGCAGAGCGGCAGCCAGGTAGTGGTGATGTCGCCCAGATCCACCCGGCACTTCGGTATACCATCATGCTTAACGGAATGAATAACCCCGCGCCGCACAATATTCGCCAGGCGGCGCTGTAAATCGCCCTCGATATCACTCATCGGGTTTCGCCTCGTAAATCAGCTGATAATCGTCCACATGTGCCTGGCCGATATCCGGTGCCTTGCCCAGCCAGGCCGCTTTCAGCGGGGCATTCAGCTGTGCAAACGGATCCGCACCAAAGGCGGCTGATTGTGTGAAGGAGATCCGCCAGACCAGGTAATCATCCATGCGCGGATCAAACTCATCGCGTGACGCATCGATAAAGACGGCTGGCTCAAGACTGGTCAGGCCGAACTGCTGGCCGTCAATCCACTGAGTGATATCCGCCGCCGCCGTGCGCAGGAAAATTTCGGGTCGGCTGACGCCAGCGCCTGCCGCGTCCACCACAACGAACAAATCGCAGGACAGATTCACATTAAGCTGCCCCTCGTTGCCGCCGCCCTGCTCCCAGCCGTTTATGGAGAAATAGACCGCCGGGGTGGTCAGCCCTGTAAAACGGGGGACATTTTTTTCCGGGTAGGCATCGGCGTCACGCACCCACGCAATTTTTCTCAGCGCGCCGGTGACAGCATCGTGATACTGCCCCAGCAGTAATGGCTCGGCCATAGTCAACCTCAGACAGAAATACGGGCTTTCACACGCCCGCGCAGATCGGTTTCAAAGTGATGCATAAAAATCTCCATCGCCTCCGCAAAGGCGTTATCTTCGATGTAGTTCAGCATCGGCTCATAAATATCGACTTCCGCTTCGCGGGTACGACGGGTATCCGGATCGCGAATAACCACCGTCCGGCGGTTTTCACGGCGGGAGCGCGCCACTTCCCCGTTTTCAAATGTGCGCGGGGATAGCAGGCTGCCCTTTGGGGTGAATCCGGCGTTTTCTGCCTGGCGCCGCGCCTTTATATACCGCCCGGTGGATTTATCCCGCCGGGTATGGTGAGGCCTTACCCGCCCGTTAATCCTGCCTTTCAGGTCTTTTACCTTGATGGCATTGAGACCAAACCAGAGACGAAAATTATCCAGTTGTGACTGAGAAGCGCGATCAAGACGAAAGGAAAGCAGACGCCGGCGCACCAGATCCAGGCTGCGCGGCGCCAGCCCGTCTTTCAGGTCAGCCATCGCTTTTTTACGCAAGGTGGCGGCGGTACGTTTCAGCGCACGGGAATACGCTGCCCGAAACTGTTTATGGGTGGCACCGATGTGATCCGCTATCCGCCAGATGGCATCCACATCGATATCGACGGGCAAATCCCGCCGCAGTCTGGACTCACGCGCCATATCAGCTCCACTTATTGATGTCCGGCTGCACCTTACCCGGTGCGCCATACGCCAGCGTGACGCGGGTGCGGCCTTCTTCATCAGCGCCAATGTGCGTCACACGATAAGCCGTGCCGTTGATCTCCACGCCGTGGTGTTTCTCAAGCCCCACGATATCGGCGGTCATCGCGCTGAAGGCCGGAGAGCGATCCTGAATTTGCCCCCCGCCGGGGACGTCAACGGGGACATCGGGTGTCTCGAAAATCACGGTAACAGGACGCAACTCAGCGCCGACAGACAGGACAGCAGGCACCTCTTCGGCAAATGCCCGGGATATCCGGGCATCCGCTTTTAACAGGCGTTGACGAAAGCGGTTCATCAGTAACCAAGCCGGACCGGAACAGAATCCGCATCCGCCGCCGCCGCAGCCCAGGCCGTGCCCGCCAGAGGATTCGGAGCCGCCTCCTCACCCGCTTCCGCAGTCAGTTTACCGTCTGCCAGATAGAGCTTCTGGCCGACAGTAACCGCTTCCGCTGCCTTTGGCAGGACGAACACCCCCGTGGTATGCAGCACACCCCACAACCCTGCCGGAATGTCGTCGTGAGCAACGCCCACCAGCGCACCTGAAAGCACGGCGTCACCCGAATGAATATCTGTCGCACCGGTATTCTGAAAATCAAGGGTGTTGCCATCCTGCTGATAATTTTTCGCCATTTTTCTCTCCAGACAAAAAAGGAGCAGCACGCGCCGCCCCGTAATAAAAAACCGTCAGATGACGGTCGTTATTTTTTGGTGACTTTAACCATGCCGCGCCAGTCAAGCGGTGCCACCCCGGCATCGATGCGTACCTTGAACGCGGCACCGTCAACGGTGAAGCCCTGCTGCTGCTCAAGGTATGGCGTATCAATACCGTCCAGATACGCCACCTCAATGGTGTCGCGTCCCTGTGCAGCGGTCAGGTAGTAATCCGTCGGGCTGCTGTCATCGAGGCGAGCCTCTGAGGACACCGTCACAAAGTTCTGGATCGGGTTAACGATACCGCTGTTCGCGTCCGCGCCCGGTACGCTTGCAGATTTGATCAGCTGGTTAGCGCGGGACTCGATGGCCACTGGCGTCAGCATGTAGGCCGGGCGAATATTCAGACGGCGGTCGCCTGATTTTTGCAGCAGCATCGCCTTACGCGCCGTATCCAGGCCTTCGATACTCAGATCGGCGGAGACCAGGTTGCCATGATCGGCGTGGAACAGCGGCTTGCCGTCGGACATTTTTGGGTTGCTGGTCAGAACTGCCCACACCAGATCGCCCACGGTGGCACGCGCGGCAAGGCCCATTGCCTGCGGGATACGGGTCAGCATGTCCAGGTCATCATTGATGATGGTCTGGCGGTCAATGCTGAAAAGTTCGCCGTAGGTCGCAAGCGCAATCGGCTCGCCGCGATCTTTGATGGTGACATATTTATATTCCGCCCCGGCACGGACCTTGCGAAGCGATGCAAGTGATTCCAGACCGACGCGGTGCGCGGTTTTGAAATCAGTCAGGGTGCCTTTACGGGTCCACTGTTCGAATGACTCTGTGGCCTCGTCCCAACCCATCAGCGCCGCCTTGTGCGCCACATCCATCAGGATATTGCCAAAATCGCTGCTGCTGTGAGTAAACGCAAGGCCGACCATCGCCTGTGCAGTCCCTGCGCCTGAAATACCGATCCCGCGATCCACAAGGGAAGCTCGCGCCAGTTCTCGCAGGGTATAACCGTTGTAGGCGTTATCTTTTTCAGCCTGCGCATAGCCCGCGCGGCTCATTACCGCAGCACGGATGGAGTCACCGACCAGATTGCCGTTTCCGGCATAAAGATGAATAGCGCCCGGACCGGCACTCGGCGTAGTTCCTGCCGCCAGCGCCTGGAGGAGTCTGTCACGGGCTTTTTCCGCCGTGCAGGAGAAGTCGGCCAGACATTCCGCCTTCAGTGTCGCGAAGGTCGGGAACGCCTCAAAAACAGCGGAAACCGTGTTCACGCGTTCCGCGTTTGCCGTCTGCATCTGCTGTTGCAGCTGCTGGGCCAGCGCAGTGATATCGATATTAGTCATCTGCTGTGCGGGCTGCTGTGGCGCTGGCGGGTTAAGGTTCGCCTGTACCGGCGCGGGCTGCTGTACCGGAGCAGGCTGCTGTGGCTGATTCACCGGAGCTTCGGCGCGCGGCGCAAAAAGAGTTTTAATCTGTTCTGGCATGTTCTGGTAATCCTTCAGTTTATTTTCATTCACACAGGCCGCAGCCTGTAGTTCAGGTTCAAGCGTGTCAGCGAAACCTTTCTCCACTGCCTCGGCCCCGTTAAGCCAGGTCTCCGCTTTCAGCATCGCTTCCAGTTCCTCCTGCCCCAGTCCCGTTTTATTCATATAGGCGCTGAGCATCAGGGCTTCGTTACGATCAAGCCACGCGGCATAATCGCGCATGTCATCAGAATCCCCGGCGATCCCGCCCCACGGTTTGTGGACCATGATCCAGGCGTTTTCCGGCATGTGCACCGTGGCGCCAGGCAGGCAGACAATCATCGAGGCCATGCTGGCCGCCACCCCGTCCACCCAGATATCCACTTTCGCTTTCAGCCGCGACAGGGTGTTGTAGATGGCAAATCCCTGCATGACATCGCCGCCGGGGCTGTGGATATGTAAATCCACCGCGCTGGCGTCAAACACCCCGGCTTCTTTACAGTCCGCGACGAACTGCTGGGCTGTGATGCCCCAGCCGCCGATCACGTCATAGAGGAAGATTTCGACGCGCCCGGCAGACAGCGCGCGGATTTCGTACCAGCACTGACCGTTTGCCGCATCGACACCCGCCAGGCTGGCGCGGGGGTTAATCATCATCGTCCGGCTCGCGCCGATCGTCTTTTGGTTTTGCCGTTGCATCTGGCATCGCTCCTTTGTCGTTGGCGGCGTCGGAATCAAACACCAGCCCGTGTTGACGGTTAAACTCGGTTTCACGCAGTCGCTGGCGTTTAACCTCCTGCGGGTTTTTACCCCGCGCCCGTGCCCATTCCGCTTCGGTACCAGCACCGCCACGAACAATGGCTTTCCAGGCATTAGCCTCTTTCCCCGGATCAATCCACGGCATCACCGGGCCGAGATAAAGCGCGTTATAGAGAGAATTTGGATCCACATCCGGCGGCACTTCAACGCCACTCAGCAACGCCATCGCCAGCCATGCGCGGTAAACGGGCCGGCTGTGCTGGCCGACAAACCACTGTTGCAGGACGTTGTACCCTTCGAAGCTCTCCACCAGCTCCTGACGCTGGGAGCTGTAGGTGCCGTTATAGTCCCGGGCAATGCTGGAATAGCTGCCGCGCGTGCCTGCGGCCACGGCCCGCATCTGTCCGTTTCGGAATTCATAGAGGTGAACATTTGGGCGATTTGATTCCACCATGCCCAGGTCTTCACCCGGGCGCAGATCGTCGTAAATCATGCCCGGGGCGATATCGTAATGACGCTGGCCGCCGGGAGGTGAAAACTCCCCGTCGTCACCAAGAGACTGCGCATCACCGCGCTTGATATAGAACCCCAGCGCGGCGGCAATACGGGCGGCGACGCGTTCACTCTCTTCATAATCCTTGATGTCAGAAAGACGGGTAATGACTCCGTGGATCAGGCTGATACCGCGCAGCTGGTGCAGACGCTTGCGCTGCGCAAGGTGAAGCATGTTTTCAGCTGAGACGGTTTTAAGTTCAGCGCTGAACCGCGTCATATTTGCCGGGTGGTACTTGTAAACGCGGTAGCCGACGGGACGCCCCCAGTCGTTCACGATGATGCCCTGGCGAACCTGCTGGCCGGCGGTGCTGTTAAGGTTGAACGGAACAAAATCCGCCTCCAGCATTTCCAGCGAGAACGGTACGGAGGTGGAATGTTGCAGACCCGGCACATTCCCCCTGACCAGTTGCGTGAACACTTCCCCGTCACGCAGTGCTGAACGCAGCAGCAGGCGTTCGGCTTCCGGGCGGGTGAACATGCCAGTCACCTCAGGACGCACGGACCATTCAGCCCAGAGCGCCGAAAGTTTCCCGGCGAAATCGGAATGAAGATTCCCCTCCAGATCGAGGGGCTGAGGCTCAACATGGATCCCGTGGGCACCAATCACCCGGTCTTCCATTTTGTCGAACAGGCCGATCACCAGATCATGGTTTTCATCAAGCCACCGGGCCTGTTCCCGCAGGGACTGACCTGCTGCAAACACAGCGGTGTCCGCCGACTGGTTTTGCTTTTTCGCCTTGTGCAGCCGTGACGGATTTGCCGCTTCATACGCATTAAGCCGGAGACGATCCCGCTCGCGTGTCGCGGCCCACCCGGGGGAAATTGCCCTCAGTGTTCTTTCAAGAATGCCCATAGAACGCCTTACAGAAAGTTAGCGAGTTTGTATGAACCACCACGGCTGTTGACCGCGCGCCAGCGACGCTCCCAGTATTCGAGCTCATCGCGCAGCGCCTTCGGATCGTGGTTGGTAATGGCGCGACCGTTTACGCCCGTGAAAGAGATACTCTTGCCGTCCAGCGAGTCCTGGTAGGCCTGGCGCACCATCACCAGCGTTCTCCAGATGTCGTCTTTCTTCACAGCCAGCCTCCTCCCCTACCGGAAGATCCCAGCCAGCTGCCGGAAAGCGTGTTTTCTTTCTCAGGCTCAGCCCTGACTTGTGGCTGAACGGTTTTGTTTTTTTTCACGGTTATCTCCCTGGGGCGTTCCCCTTCATGAATATTTGGGTTGAGATCCTGCGGCTCAGCCCATGCAGGAGGTTTTTCCCAGTCGCGAATTTTTTCGTAGCCGCGCAGAACCGCGACGGCGTGGGCATAGCAGAACAGGTCAAAGGCTTCGTTGGCGCCCTTGCCTGGCTTACGCCATTTTCCATCCACGCCGCGCTCTTCGTAGGTGAGTTCCTCGTAGAACCACTCCCCCAGCCAGTCGGGAAAATGGATATAGCCTGCTCCGGGAGTCTCACGATCAAGGTTATTGCTGAGTTGATCCTTGAGCAGGTCGGTTTGCAGCAGATACACCGGCACCTCGCCACGCGCATCAGCGCGACGGTCACTGCGTTCGGTATTATTCGGGTGAGTTTTGGTAATAATTTTCTGGCGTTTTGTGCTGTCGCCCTTGATCAGATAGACACGCTTACCCAGACCATCCCGGCGACACTGGCGCCAGAATTTATAGGCATTATCTGTCACCCCTTCCTCACCGCCGCTGTCGACAGCCATGGCCAGCACCGGCATACGCCGCGTCGGGTCAGACTGAAGTGCGTAAGTTTTTTCCAGCACATCGGATACAAGCAGCTGCCAGTCCTCCGGATACGCGCCGGGGTGGACTGGCTCCGCCTCGCCATGTTCATTGCAGCGCAGGGACTGGCGGATGTTGTAGCGATCCACAAGCCAGCGTTCACCATTTTCGCCATAACCAATTATCTGCACGACGAAACGGCGCTTTTTCCCGCCCTGAACGTCGACGGCTGCCAGCAGGAAACGCACCTTCGGCGGAACCAGGCGTTTACCGTAATCCTCCGCACGCTGCATCAGCACATCGGCGCGTCGCTGTTCGCTGGCCGAGCGCGGCAGGTACGGCAGCCCCCAGTCGGTGTTGATAACCGCCTTGAGGGTTTCTTCGCTGCCGGTAGCCTCATACTCCTGCTCAGCAGTCAGCAGTTTGTATACCAGCTGCGCCCAGGTCTGGTACGCGGCTGCGGGCCCCTCCATCCAGAACGACGCTATGCGCGAACGGCGTGGCTCACCGGAGATCTTGCCGTCCCGGTCAATACTCTGACCTTCACGCAACCAGACACCCACCCCGTTAAGCTCGCGCTTTTTATCTGCGGTGATAATGGTGCTGCAATGCGGACAAAGCAGATGAGCCGACTCACTGGCTTTTACCGGATCAGGTTCATCGCGGTATCCGGTCATCGCCTCCATCGCAGGCTGAAAATATTCACCACAATGCGGGCACGGCCAGTACCAGCGACGGCGATCTCCACGGTTGTACAGCGAAAGCGCGCCTGTCGTTGGTGGTGCTTCATGGGGAGATTTTCGGCGCCATTTGCTGTCGCGAATGTCCCGGCCTGGCGAACACTCCACCAGAGTCATCCCGGCGGACATAAAGGTGGTGGTACGTTTGGACGCCAGGGTAAAACCGTCACCCTCGCCATCGATGTCCTCAGGGAAGCGGTCATAATCGGTGAGCGCTACACATTTGAAATCTGACGAGGACATGATGTTGATGGAAGGCCAGCCAATCTTGAGATAGTTGCCCGCCAGAAAAGTACGATCATGCACGTTGTTGTCGTTTCGCAACGGGCTCAGGCGTTTCGCCACTTCAGGACTGACACGAAACGTTCTCGCCAGACGTTTTTTAGAGTGCTCACGTGCTTTCTCTTCGGTCATCTGAACGACGAGCATATCGGACGGGTCACAGACAATGTTGTATACAACCCAGCCATCCACCAGGCCGATCGTTTTCCCCGTTCGTGCCGGTCCAACAAACACCACCGCATCGTATTCACGCATCGCGAGGCAGTTCATCGGCTCTATCACATACGGAGCGACAGCAGGGTCCCACGGTACCGAGTTACCGGCTCCCATAGGTACGCGCATAAATTTTTGAACCGCCTCAGCCACAGGCATACGGCGCGGGGCTTTGAGAATGGCGGAAGCGTTTCGCCTGACTTCCGCTGCCGTGGCCTGTCGCATGATTTACTCCTCTTCTGGCATATCCTCCTGTTCTGGTGAGTCGGCCTGCTCAACTTTGAGAGCTATCTGGTCGCGCAGATCGTCAATAACCTGCTGCACCCTGACAACTGCGGAAGGGGTCATGGCGCAGTCTCGTTCAAGAATGTCGGGTAACGTCTCCAGCACCTGAACCATTGCTTTTGCCATGGAGGAAAATTCTCTGGTGACTTCTGACGCCGGGATCAACTCCCCTGTTTCCTGCTGAAACTTGAGTCTTTCACGCTCCGACTGAAACCAGGCTTTACGATCGGGGGGAAGCATTTTGTCGACGTCCACCAGCTCCGACGGTGTGGTACTCGTCAGCAACTCCCTGAGGATATCGGTGATGGCATAAAGCTTAAGTTTTGGATTGCTGCCCGGTGCCGGCTGAACATTTGCAAGCTTGCTCGCGACCGTCTGGCGGTGCAGATCGGTAATGGCTGCCAGCTGCGTGATATTCAGCCGGAAATTTTTGAGTTCGTTATCCATGATGGTGAACAAAAAATAGTCATTTCGACATCCTGCTAAGGATCAGGACTGAAATATCAAGAGGTTAAACAGATGATGATGAAACCCATAAAATGCAAAAAACTAGCCGTTTCCCGCGTGTCCTCGCCCCCTCGGTGTTCAGAATCGCCAGGAGTACCTTTTAAAACGAGAATCATTCTCTCATTTATTAGTGCCACTTCGGGATATTGACGGCCATATCCACGTGTGGGGATAAAGCTGATATATTCGTTGGCTATCAAGAAGAAATAAACCGCCTGTAGGCGGTTAAATTTTGTTGAATGCAATACACTGTATACACAGGTTTTCTCGTAGCCTTTGTTTTTCAGCCATTAATGACTCAAAAATTTCATTAGGTTTTTTCCCGCTATCGCAAGCGTATACTTCGCCATAGGAATACTCAGGTAGATGTTCCCAAGTTACAGCATCGAAAGCGTTCCATGAAAAAAACCAATAATTTTGCTCAACCATCACCCCACCTATAGAATCTTGTTGTGCATTATCAACGATGTTTCACCAATACTCTTCATATGCGAGAGGAAAGAATATTCAAAACATCCCCTTGTGAAATGGTTACAGTTGGTTGGTCTTCTCGAAAACGGTTGAGCACCTCATCCGCAATATCATTAATAAAAGTCTCATACTTTTTGATTAGTGCCTCAGTTCTTTCAACAAGTGATTCCCATTCTTCGGTAAACGATAGGCGGACTGAAGGATCGAGTGATCTGTAGTAGTATCTGAATAACTCAGAGGCAATAAAAAAATCCGGCCACGCTCCTTGATAATTGTTAACGAGATCATTAAAGATCTGGTTATTAAAATTACCACATACAAGACTTTCGGCTTTTGCTCCACCGAGTAAATTGATAATACGATTCCCAAGATGACAATTGATCTGGGAAAGGTTAAGGAAATCTGGATGTGGCACGCGCTCGCAGTATGAGTCCCCGACATCATGGGTAGCTATTACCAGATCTTGACTTGCTCTTTCAAGTATCCACCCTGTGATCCAATGTCCTGCTTCATGCTTAGCGTTGTTAGCAGCTTTTGCTCTTCTCATAACCCCACCGAGGCGAAATCGAAAAAACAATAATAGCATTTTGAATCAGTTCGTTGATCAGGAAAACATACCCATGTCCTCTGATTATTATTCTTTCTTGCACTTTGCCTGCCATGCTTTATGTAAGAACGTTAAATAGATCACTTTCTATCCTGTTCGATTTGACGAATACCAGCGAAATTGTTGTTGCCCTTTTCAATAACGGCCAGCAGCGGCTTAATCCAAAGCACAGCCTGGCAGTATGTTAATGAGCTGGTGGCAGCGGTACGATCATCGGCTGCGTCAGGTCCGTTGGTATTGGCGTGCATTGCGCTGGAACGTAAACGGTGCGCGTATTCGAGCAGCCCACCAGCAATGTCATCAGGAACAGGCAGATCACAGGTTTTTTCACGGCGGAGAATCTCCCGGTATTCGATTACGGTTTCTTCGGTGCTGGTGTCGATCAGGGAGTTGAGCCTGTTGGCTTGTTCTGCGACCTGATTGAATCGATTGAAGTTGAATGCCTGGGTGGCTATCGCCTGCCTCTGCAAAGAGTTGTCGCTTCGCAGAACGTCGTTATCGCTCTGAAGGCTACTAGCGTTTGAGCAACTCTTAATGAGCGCGACCGAAAGACCAGCAATAACGACAACGCCGACTAGACCCGTATTAATTTTCATTGGTCCAGCCCCCAGCACGCCAGCGCGCTTTCCTGATCGCGCCGCACGACCTGCCCATAACAGCCATTCTTCTGGCCTTTAGTCAGGCGGCAATCACGTCCACCGTCTTTGATCCACCAGCGGATTGCTTCGCATGCACCTATGCGGTCGCCTGCATTAATGCGCCTGTAGAAGGTCGAAGGGAAGCATTTACCCGGACCAATGTTGTACGGGCAGAAGGATGCGATACCTACCTTCTGCGGCTCTGTCAGAGGCACCTTGATATTGCGATCAACCCAGGCTAATGCCTTATCGCGTTCAATAGCGTTAACCTTGTGGCATTGTTCTTTTGTCGCTGTCATGCCTTTAACAACGCGCCTGCCTTCGATGACAGTCACGCCGTGACATAAAGACCAGACCCCACCCGGATCAACAACGGCCACCAGCACATTGCCTTCTTTCTCGCTGATAAACTGGTCGAAAATGAGTGGAGCAGATGCTCCTGACGCGATTAGCGCCAGCACTGCTGCGCTAAGCTTTGACTTATTAGACATCATTCACCCCGTGCAGCTTTGCGGCGATCCGCTTTGATTTGGAAATAGAGATTGGTAAGAAAGGTAAGCAAGCCGAAAAGTAAACTACCGATTACACCTATGGCTGCCCACTGTTCGGGTGAGTAGCCGTCAAGAAGCCTTCTAAACCAGTAAATGGCACTACCTCCCGAGGCGCCGTAGGAAATGCCAGTAGTAATTTTGTCCATTTGAGACATGCTCTCACCTCGCTGCATGCGGGTGTTTTTTGATGAATTTCACTTGTGAAAAAAGTTATGACATAGATGACTGATGTGACCACATCATTTAGAATGATTATCATTAACTTAAAAACCTGAAACACATACAGTCACTGAGGTTCGGTAATGAGAAAAAAATATTTTGCGTTACTTAGTTTTATGGCACTCTTCCAAAACAGTGCACATGCTACTGTCAATTTAAATCAAGTCATTGAAAATATTGACATATCAACTTTTAGAAATTCTCTTTCCCCTCGTTCCCCTGAAAGCGGCAAGACATTACCTGCTATGGGATTCGACATTCCTGTAAAATATGATGACCAGACTTTTTACGGGTTGACCAATAAAGAAAACACTTGGACTTATTCAATATCTAACTTGAAAGTTAACGGAAGTAAGTTAAGCGCTTGTTTCTACGACTATGCAAACCCTACTCAAGCAAGTTATAAATCAGTTACACTTTTAACATTAGTAAAAAATAAAACCGGGAAATACTCAGTGATTTCCGAGTCCACTAACAGCACACAATGCCAATAATTAAAGGAGGGCCTACCCCTCCTTATTTATTATTTTAATTTACCAGCAGCAATATCAGCCTGAATAAGTGCTGCCTCTGATTGCCTACGAGTTGGGAAGTTATCTTTAAAGTTATTAAGATTTTTTACGGCATCTGCCCATCTACCTGAAGTGACTTGCTTCCAGAATTCAGGTGTTGCAGCAGCCAAATTCTGTCCGTATTGATAACTCACACTGACAATTGCAGTTCGAGTACCTAACGGTAACTTAGAAAAATTACTTCCAGTAGCTGCCTGATATTTACTAGCTACTCCAGAAGAAAATCTATTAATATAATTTTTTGACAAATCCATTGCCTGAGCTTCAGTAATAGTAAGCGGTGATTTAGTCAATTTATCTTGAGCTGCCTTACCTTTAAGACCAAGATAAGGTTCTAGCAGCTTAACAAATTCCTTTGATACACCATCATTCAGCATTGAATCTTTAGTTTTACCTCCTAAATCAACACCAATTCCAATTGTCACGCCTGAATTCACATCAGGTTGTTTAGCGGCATTTTTAGGAACATAACCTGTGGCAGAGAATCCTTCTTTTGCTCTGATAAATGTCTCATTGGCAATACGATTTGAGTTATTAATAAAATCAATCATTTGCCCAACATCTTTAAATTTTAGACGATCACCATTACCAAGGATCAGGTACATTGAACCTTTTTTCCAGACAGTGCCTAGTTTTTTTAACTCCTCAAGGGCAGCCGTCATTTTGACTTCAACGATGAGAACTCGCTGATCACCTCGTTCGATGGATACAATATCATCATATGCAATTTCACCGGTTACTGGATCAATTTTACTGTCCTTGCGGGCAGTTGTGTCAAAAATATCCGTACCGATCGACACAACATTAAAATTACTGTAATGACCAATGTTAGCCACATGGGGAACAGGTGGGCGCCAATTGGGTATAGATACTCCACCAGGATACGTACTTCCTGTCCAGCCTGGTGTTACAGGATAAGCGTTAACAACCATAGTATCTTCAGACATAGAACATCCTTAATATGAAAATGAAAATGAAATTGATAAATAACACAAACAAAAAAACCCCGCCAAAGGCAGGGTATGTTTGAACAGTGGAAATAACCACTACAGATACATTAGAACTGTTTTTGGAATTCCACAACTTTTTTTTGAATGTCTTTCACACCACTTCTTTCTGACATTCGCTTTCTATCTCAAGTCTTTTTCCAAGACCGGATAGACATCCATCAACAAAACCTTCAGCAGCTTGTAGTCTCTTCAGGACATGTGTATGAGAAACACCTAATTTTGTGCCAATCCTTCTTACGGGTATACCGAGTATGTAATACCACTCAATCAACAAGCATAAATGAGGATCATGTTTTTTTAAATAAGACATGGCAGTATTAATTATAAGGCCATCATTATCACAACATGAAGGTCGACTTTTGTGTGTGGATGGAAGCAAGCCTTTAAATCCAGCAGCAATAGATGAATAGTAAATTTCATTCCCTGGACTGGAAGCCCAAGAACCATAGCGTTCAAGCACCATCTGAATATCACGCATACATTTTCTCCATACACTACCCTTTTTTTATTACGCCGATCGCCAGCACACGATTCATAAACCGGAACAGCAGTTCCAGCTGGGTACCGTGTATTTTCTCAAACGCTGCTAAATCGGCATGTAGTTTGTCGTGACACTCTCTGCACAGAGGAATCACGAATAAATCGTGGGCTTTTGTGGCGGTACCGCCCATACCGTTACCAATGACATGGTGTGGATCATCCGCTGGTCGCCGGCAACCTTCACACGGCTGGGTTTTAACCCACCGGGTATAATCTTCATTCACCCATCGACGATGCTTTGGGCGCAACATGAATGATTCAGGAGATTCAGGATCCGCATGCAGAGCCAGAACCTTTGGCAGGGCATAGGCCACTTCCTGATTTGCTTCATGCTTTAATTTCGCAGCCGTCACCGCAGGGGTGACCTTCTTCTGCAAAATGCTTTTTGCCGGGGGCATCGGCACAATGTCGCTTTCTCGATATACGGATAAAAACGGCTCATCCGGTAAGCGAAGCGCATACTGGGCCATCCTTTCCGTGATTGCATCAGCAATGCCTGAATAAACGGCCCACCAGCACAATTCACCGAGGGATAGTTCACGCTCGTTGTTGTAGCCAAGCGAAGACAGGATGGAACTGATCAGCCAGTTAATGAGATTACGCCGGGCCAGTTCTGCCAGCGCCGCGGTGGTTTGCTCGCGCAGCTGGTTATCGCAATGCCAACAGAGCAACATTGATCCAGGGGGATGTCGCATCGTTACCAGCTCATGATGATGATAATCAGTGTGCGGGTACTGGCATTCCTTCACGTTACGCTCTAACCAGGATTCCAACGCGGTCAAACCACCTGCTGCACGGATAACTCTCTCGTCGGTGAAGAATTCCTCCAGGGACTTATCTTCTGCCAGCGGCTGCCTGGCATCAGGGACGAGCCCCGACGGAAGCCCAGCCATACTTTTTGGCTGAGGCTCCACCAGCACACGCCCCTGTTGAAACAGAGACATCAGTTCACTACCCGGCTTTAACACCACAAGCCCCAGGCGCGGAACAGTCTCGGCTGTAAACAGTCCTCTCACGCGGCATGCTCCTTAGCGATGTGTGCCGTCCACAAGCCGCCGATCCACTCGATGCCTTTTGGTGTAAAACGTGCCTGGCTAAAGGCGTAGTTTGTTTCGCTCGTAGTGCCAGTTTTCACTTCAAACCGCCCGGCAGCAATATGCTGGTGCCGCGGTGTCAGCACTCCGCCAAGCCGGTACATGATGTCGCTCTCAATGAGGAACAAGCGGAAATCTGTTTCCTTGGCCTGCAACAGCTTTGCCACCTGGCGGAAAGACATTGAGCCTTTGGCAGTACAATACCGATCGACAAACTCAACTTTCGGCGCGGCAGCGGCTAACTGCTGGCTGAGTTGTTCTTTCTGCTCGGCAAGATCTGCGGCGAGACGTAATGCCTCCGGCAATGTTTGCGGGACACTGACGGCCTGGCTGTTCTCCAGCTCTTGCCAGCGATCGACTACAGCGGCGGTAAATTCTGGCGATAGCCTGGCGACGATCACCAGAGAATCACGTTTGTTGAACCAATACTCCTCGTATGTTTGCCCGTTTTGCGGGTGTGTGTAGGGGGTGTGCGCCAACGGCGCGGTTAAAATACCAGCAGATGCAAGGCGTTCAGCTGAGCGCTTCACATCACCATGTTTGCTTTGCACCAGCCGGGCAATTTCACGGCTGGACATTGTCACAACACCCTTTGCGGTTAACTGATTCATGCTATTTCTCCATATCAGGCGGCTGCACCCGCCTTTTGATTTGCACATAATTCAGGAAGATTTGCCTCTACCAGCGCACGAGCGAACGGCGGCGGTACTGCGTTACCGCAGCGCGCTACCTGCTTGTCTTTGGCGTAACGATTGCCGCGATAGTCCTGATCGATAACGTAGCCGTCAGGGAAGCCCTGCGCCTTATAAAGCTCATGCGGTTGCAGCATGCGCATTCCGATATCGACGATCTGGTACTTAACTCCTTCGATCGTCACCAGCCATTCATCCTCGCTTTCACCGCAGTAGGTTTCGAGGAATGTCCGGACCTCACCAACGTGCTGGCCACCAGCGGTAATCGTCGGCATAGGTGTATCCATGGTCTGACCGTCGCGGCAGGTTCCGCGCAGCTTCACCAGGTGCGACGCAACTACCGCGTGATGATCAACGGTAGTGACTGAGTGGGCAGGCTCATCCATACCAACACCCGGCCCCGTGTAATTCCCACCATAGTGCTTCGCCAGGAACGCGCTCACCGTCGCAAACTTATTACCACCAGCAGTGACCGTGCCGAGCGGGTTATTCAGTTGAAGAACACGCGGTTCTTGCCCTGGGCGTTCGCCGTATCCCATCTGGATCAGTGTTGGGGTTACCAGCTGCGATTTACCGCCACCGCCAGCAGTAATCGTTGCGCTAGGCTCGTCTGCCCTGTGCCCAACACTGGCACCAAACTGGCGGGCGATGACAGGAGCAACCACACACGCGCGGGACTGCTTGAGGATTGTATGAGCGGGTTTATCCAGCGGGCGCGGCTTTGCCTGGTACTCACTGCCGCCATTGCCAGCCAGGAACGGTGTCAGGGCGGCCTCAACTACGCCAAGCGCGTGCCCATTCCCGCCCGGGCGCGCCGACGTACCAGCGGTGACAGTTGGAACCGGCTCGGTCACTGGCTGCCCGGTGGCCCCGGTGCGGAATTTAGTAAGATGCGGTACCGCCAGCGCGTAGCCATGCTTTTTAGTGATGGTCTGCAATGGCTCTAACAACGATTGCCCGCGGAAACAGTCATAACCTCCTTTCGTCGTGGTGTGGTTACACTTCACGATGAAAGGTGATGCACTTTCGATAACAAAGCGCTGGATGCCGCGCGCGATACGTTTGAGCGTATTTTCCGCCAGCGGCTTTTTGCGGTCGAAGATGGAACGGGCCGGGATGTTCCAGTCAATGCACTCCGCCGCGGTACGCCATGGCGCCAGCTTGCCGCTTTGTACTTCCAGTGATTTTGGATCCCCATGAGTCGCTTCAGGCCAATGAATCTTGCGGCCGTCACAGCGCATGACCATGAAGAAACGCTTTCTGATCGTTGGCGCGCCGTAGTCACAAGCGCGCAGCTCACGATAATCGACCTCATAGCCAAGCCCGGCGATCAGCTGTTGCGCCTGCTGGCCGTGCGGCTCAATGGCAAGAAATTCACAAACCTCAGCCAGCGCAGGGTGATTCGCCGCGATCCCCGTCGACAGCATGCCGACAAATGCCTCGAATGTTTCGCCAGCACGCTCAGGATCTGGGCGTAATTCTTCATCCAGCAGCGGGCCCCATGTCTTAAATTCTTCGACGTTCTCCAGCATCATGACGCGGGGACGTACTGCCAGCGCCCAGCGCAGGACAATCCACGCCAGCCCGCGAATCTCTTTCTTAACCGGCTTAGCGCCCTTCGCTTTGGAAAAGTGGCGGCAGTCAGGGCTAAACCAGGCCAGACCGACAGGTTTGCCGCTGGTGGCTGCGCTTGGGTCAACGTCAAACACCGACTCGCAATAATGCAGCGTGTCCGGGTGATTCGTCTTATGCATCGCAATAGCGTTTTCGTCGTGGTTGATAGCGATATCCACGCTACGCCCGATCGCCAGTTCAATGCCGGTACTCGCGCCGCCACCACCAGCAAAGTTATCAACGATAATTTCACGCATTGACGGCCCCCTGCATACTGCTAACCAGACCACCGGCCACGCTAATTATTTCGCTGGTAGGCACACGCTCCAGCCAGAGTTGGTTGATGTTGGCCTTCAACTTGTTCTGTTGGTTCACCCCCAGAGAATCCGCCCCCTCGACCTGATTGAATACCAGACCAACCTCCAGAGGCCAGATGCGCGACTCTGCATCTGCCGTTGCAATGGGAGTAGGCATTGCTTTTTCCGACACCGACGGAAGGGCCATTTTTGCCGCGGCGAATTGAGCTAATGACAATGCTGCACGCCCTTTTTCTTCCAGTTCGGTGCGATTGATATAGCTGAAGCTTTCACCACGCCAGGTTTTATCGAAGACAGCGATTGCCCCGGCAAAAAATGCGCTGGTGGGTTGCTGCTTCTCGTCAGCGGGAACAAACCAAACAGGAAGATCGAACCCAATACGACCACGAATAAACATGATGTGATCGGCATCTTCCGGCCACCATGTTTCACTTGTGGCTGACTTCACGAGGTATATGTAACGACCACCTTTATCACGCATCGCCATTGTGTGATTCATGATGTGGGTCATGCCAGTGATGGCCTGCTTTTCATGGTACTGAGAACGGCTATATGGCGGATTTGCAAACGCGGCGCCACCGAGTTCTGCCAGACGCTCTGACCAGTCCTGCGTCAGCGCGTTATCTTCGGCGGTATACCATGCAGGGCATTTAGCATTGCTATCGTCTGCAAACAGATCCAGAACCATCGGCCCAAATATCGAATTGATGCCCCAAAACAACAAATCTGGAGTGCGCCACTGATCGCCAACCTCTTTCAATTCATGCGCTGGCTTTGAGCGCAGTTCAGCCAGCGCGCGGCAATATTTGTTATCAGCATTCATGCTCATCATTTCGCTCCCCTGAAGCCAGCTGGAATGGCTTTATCTGGTCCACCAAATTTCATCGGATCATGCTTACGGATTGAGCCCCAATACTGTCGTTCTGGACGTCCTGCTGCGTTCCACTTATTTGCGGATTGCAGGTAGCCTGGGAATTTTGTTGGCAGAAACAGCGTTGTTGGGCGCAGATATTCGGCCATTTTCAGATCCTCGCCCCACTTCTCGACGCTGTAATCCACCACCAATAGCAGCTCATCGGGCGTAAACCCGTCAGCCAGGCGAGCCCGGATGTTTTCCAAGGATGATTTGCAGACCTGATACCGTGATCCGGTGGTCTTGTTCAGATGTGATAAAACCTGCTTCGCCTGATCGGTGATAACCACCACAGGGTCGGGTTGCGCAGCAACCGGACAAGAATGTTTTTTATCTGATGGATCAGTAGTTGTATTTACTGACGGATCCCCCCCAGATTCTGACGGGTGAAAACCGCCTTTTTCATCGTTTTTTGATGCCTCAGATTTTGACGCGTCGGTTTTTGAGGCATCAGATTTTGATGCGTCAGAATCTGACAGGTGAGAAAAGGCAGCAGCCTGTAATTTCGCAACATTGAGCTGGTAAACGTTCGATGCATTGCGGTTGCCTTTACGGCGCTGCTGGCGGGTTAACCACCCGTCTTTTTCCAGTTGAGATATGGCTGTGCGAACCGTGCTCTCACCGGCACCAATCTGGCGCGCGATGGTAGCGATGGAAGGCCAGCTAACCCCTTCATCACTGCTGAAGTCTGCCAGACGCGCCATGATGGCAACGCTGGACAGCTTCATGCCAGAAGCGGCACAAGCGTCCCAAACGTAACCCGTTAATTTAGTGCTCATGGTCGTCCTTTAACTCTGTAAACTTGCGCTTGAATTGTTCGAGCGGGCTGAAACATTCGTGGTTATAACCATCCCGCAGGTAGATAACTCGTTGAGTCTCTGGCTCCCACCGGATAACCCGAACGGGGATCCCTCTGTGGTCTTTGAACCTTCGGTTAACTTCGCGCATAAGCGTTTCGCCTTCCTGTAGTAAACCCCCACAATTGCGACCGCCCGACTGTGGTTACATGGCACCCAGCGGTTTGCTATTCTGCGTTCATACCGAAACAACGGAGCGCCCGGTACCGGGATCATCCTGAGTTGCGGCAAACGGTTAAAAGCCGTTAAACTGGTCATGCGGATTACTTCTCCATACAAGATTTGTCTGCCACGACGCCCGGAGCTGCACACTCGCGGGCGTCACTCTTTTCCGGCGCACAAAACACACGGAAAAGCAGCGTCAAATGTTCCTGCCACTTAGCCATCACCTGATAGCTGTTCTCTTCAATCTGGGCGCGTTCTTGAGCATCAATAACGCCGTCTGCGGTAGCTTTACGAACGTATTGGGAATGCCTGCCGATCCACTCCACTGACTCCATAAGACGCTGGTTGATATCACCGTTCTCAATTTCTTCAATATCGGCCAATGGCACGAAAACACCGTTCGAGTGACGTGCAATGGCGTTCGCTATGTGGTTTGAACCACCAGCACGTTGAAGCACCATCGCCCAACCGAGCGGGAAGATCTGATCACCATCGGTACGCAGCCGGTTAAACAGCGCGTTCTCCGTCACACCCAACCACTCAGCAGCTTCGGAATACCCGCCCGGAAGCTCGGTGATCGTTTTCTTGATTGCGGCCACCAGCCAGGCTGGTTGCTTATCTACTTTCCATTCAGCTTCTATACCCACGGCTAACCCCTTATATCTGTGGTTTCTTCCCAGATGTCTAATCTGTAGGCTTCTGATAAAGGCTGGCGTCGTACTTAAGCTTGCCTTCAGTAATTCGTTCGATAACGAACGCTTGCTTCTGAGGAATAACCTCTCCCCATCGGCATACTGCCGGGTGGGAGATCCCAAGAACACTGGCGGTTTTTGATACACCGCCAAAGTGCTCAATAACTTCTGATTTACGCATGGTTCCTCCTAGTTAGCTCACGCCTTAAAGGTAACAAAAGGTACATTAAATAGCAAACAACAGTTACAAGGAATCAATGTAACATTGGTTACATGAAAACAGAGATGAAAGACCGAATAAGATCCCGTCGAGTCCAGCTCGATATAACGCAGCAGACCCTGGCTAAACGCCTGGGGGTTAGCCGCGTGTCTGTTACTAAATGGGAGAGCGGTACAACGAAGCCTGATGGTGAGAACCTCCACCAGCTGGCGATGGCGTTGCAAACCACGCCTGAATGGATTCTCTACGGGAAAGGAGATGTAGCGCAGGATGACACTAAAGTTATTCCCTTTCTCAAACCCCCTACGGCAGTTCCAATTATCTCTGCTGTCCAGGCAGGGACGTGGACTGATACTTACGCATGCTCAAGGCTTTCTGATGTGATTTCATGGACGCAAACCACTGCAAACGTTTCTGATGAAGTATTCGGCTTAGTTGTTCGTGGGGAATCGATGACTAACCCACATGGTCTACCATCTATTCCCGAAGGGTCGATCGTAATCGTTGAACCACACTATGGCCAACTGGATGACCTTTACGGAAAAATTGTCGTGGCAATACTTGATGGCTCCGCAGAAGCTACAGTGAAAAAACTCGTCTGGGATAGCCCTTTCGCGTATCTGATGCCGCTTAACCCTTCCTTCAAACCTATACCGATAGATGGCAATTGCCGGATTGTTGGTAAAGTTGTTCAGATAACCCAGAATATTTAAGTTATTCATTTCTAATGCCGGATGCTCATCTGGCATTTTTTTACCCTACCTGGTAACAAAAAGTACATTTCACGCTTGACCGAAAAGGTAACCAAAGGTACATTTAATTTACGCAATGGGTACCTAATATTACTTTTGCGGTAATAAAGCAGAACCACCGCGCCTGATGTGGTTAAAAGCAGGCCAAAGCAATAAGAAGTGATCTCTGTTCTGGCTGCTCACTTTCCCTTGAGGGGGACAGCCAGCTTTTTAAGGGCACAACAGGCGAGAGCATTGCTGATTATCGGACTGCGTGAGACGCGAATCGGTAAAGCAGATAAACAGTGCCCTCACCGTTGTGGTGAATGCACAGGCTGATGTGCAGCGGACTATTAACCCGCGCGGGGCAATGGCAAAACCATCCCGAAAGCCGGAGATCAGCACCGACCAACACAACATGAAAGCGCACTCCTCTTCTTACTGAAGGGGATCGGTTTGTTACCTGGCGGAGTGCGCTTCCAGTTGTGGTAATGCGGCTCTGCGCACGTGACGAGGCCAACAAGTTTTTATTTCAACATTTGAAATGAATACGTTTCTTGAGGTGTAGCGTCGCCGGTTCTGGCCGGTCCGGCAGGTGGAGGCACCACCGCCACAACAAAATCATTGCTGTGTGTAGTCTTTGCCCATCACATCGGTGGGCACCTTTTTTACACAAGAGACAAGGGCATCACCGGGCGACGGGCTCATTCCCCAATCCACCCGGGCGCAGAAATGGAGGCTGCAATCTTCACTGCTACGCAGGTGCCCTTTTCTGTTGTGTATGGAGAAGTTCCACTGGCGGTGGCAGCCGCCTCACAGAGGGTTAAACCATGAGTAATGACCGCATGACCGTAGTGCCCGATTTCCTGGGCGAACTAGATGCCGGCGTGTTCATGAACAAGATCGCGGCAGCTTTAAACACTACCGCGCTTGGCGTTCTGAACAACGGTACCAAAGGCAAAGTAGTCCTCACCTTTGATATTGAGCGTATGGGTAACTCCGTCGAAGAGAAGCGCGTCAAGATCAAGCACAAGCTGAACTACGTCACCCCTACCCCGCGCGGTAAAGCCTCCGAAGAAGACACCACCGAAACACCAATGTGGGTTAACAAAGGCGGCAAGCTGACCATCCTCCAAGAAGATCAGGGACAGTTGTTCGGCATTAACGGCGGCGTTGACGGAAAGCTTAAAGCGGCTCAGTGATCCGCAGCAGATAAATCACTGATTACACTTTGACCACGTATTAAGGAAATTTTATGTCTCAGATTTTAGACGGCAATGCCCTTCAGCAGGTGAAAGACCTGGTTCTTTCCGGTTACCACCTTACTGCTGTTAAAGAAACGGCATGCCCTACTGCCCTGCTCCCTGATGGTGTAACCGTTGAAAGCCTCGAGCGTTTCGAACCGGAGCGTTTTCGTTTCCGCGGATCCATGAGCACAACCAGCATTTCTGATTTTGTTCGTTATGCTGCTGGCTACGCCAACGAAGCCGAACCAGCGCGCTGCTTTATCGATGCTGACAACATGACCGCACGCTCCGTCTTCAATATCGGTACGCTGGCTAACCCAGGCCATGCTGATAATGTTGCTTCTATCACCCTCAAAAAGACAGCACCATTCCGAGCCCTGCTTCAGGTAAACGGTGATCGTCTAGGCCAGAAAGAAATTGCTGAATGGCTGGAAGACTGGGCCGACTATCTGACCGCATTTGATGCCGACGGGAATGTGTTGTCCATTGCACAAGCAGCTGGTGCTGTTCGCCGCGTTAACATCAAACAAGTCTCTGAGTCAGCCCATGAAGACGAAGACTTTGGTGGCAGAAAATCCCTGATGCAGAGCGTTGAAGCCAGTAGTAAAGACGTCATGCCTGTGGCCTTTGAGTTCAAATGCGTGCCATATGAAGGCCTGGCTGAACGCCGCTTTAGCCTCCGCAACAGCCTCCTTAAAAGCGGGGAACCAGTCTTTGTGCTCCGCATCGTTCAACTGGAAGCACAGGAAGAAGCTATCGCTAATGAGTTCCGAGATCTGCTGATCGAGAAATTTACCGATGAGCCGGTTGAAACCTTTATCGGTAACTTTAAAGCTTAATTTCTCTGCATTAAATCCCCGGGCCGCGGGGATTTATTGAAGCGTAATTCCCTTTATTTATCGCCAATGGCGAGGGATTCGTACAACCAAAAACTGGCGCAGGTGCAGCTGCCAAATACGGAGAAGAAAAGACGATGAGTTATATACAGACACTTTCAGGTAAGAAATTCGATTACCTCAATTCAACCGCTGACGATGTAGAGATCGAGGATATTGCGACTGCACTTTCCCACATCTGTCGCTTCAGTGGGCATCTGCCGGAATTTTACAGCGTGGCCCAGCACTCGGTGCTATGTAGCCAAATTGTGCCGCCAGAGTTTGCCTTTGAAGCCCTGATGCATGACGCGGCTGAAGCTTATTGCCAGGATATCCCGGCCCCCCTGAAAGCGTTGCTTCCAGACTACCGTTGCATTGAAAAGCGGGTTGATAAGCTGATCCGGGTCAAATTCAGCATTACCCCTGATATGTCAGCGGTAGTGAAATACGCTGACCTAGTGATGCTTGCCACTGAACGCCGCGATCTGGATATCGACGACGGTTCATTCTGGCCTTGTCTTGAAGGTATACCCACCAGCGACATTATCCAGATCATTCCTCTTCGCCCAGGCCAAGCTTACGGTCTTTTCATGACTCGGTTCAACGAGTTGATGGAGGTGCGTAAATGCAACGGATGAAAATTAAAGAACTGGTTGCCGTAGCTCATGCTGCGGCTGGGAAATTGCCACCAGCAGAAGCTTCCCTGATGCGTGAGGTTGCCACTCGCCTGGACGTAACATTTTCTGCTTTGACGGAATCGATGGACCAGCGAATGAGCCTTGACGCTGAAATTAACCACCTTCGCCAGGAAGCCATTCAATGACGCCCAACAAATATGCAGCTCTGCGCGCCACAATCGCCAGAGCCAAACGCCACGACTGTCAGAAGGTAGTGATGCGTGTGACGCTAGCAGAAGAAATTCTTGATCAGCTGTCGAACGCAGAGAAGCGAATTGCTGAAATGCAGGCGTTAGCGAGTGGCGTAAAGCAGTTCTCAGAGTTCCAGATTTGCCATTACGGTGCCACCGAGGATTATGCAAAGGGCTATATCGACTGTCAGAACAATTACAACAAAGTGCTGTTCGCCGAAGCCAGCAAAGGAGAGGCATTATGAGCACTCTTACCAAAGAATGGCTCCAGCGGACGATCGCTGAGCTTGAAGTAGAGCGCGATTCTGTGTCCGGCGCAGTAAACGAAGATGCGGCCATGGCGCTTGCTGCGATGAAGCTGGCGCGGGCATCACTCGAAGCGGAACCGATAGGAGCTTTCCACATCGCCGAACAGCAGGTAGGCGGAACCACGGATTATATGAAGGATGGCGAGTGGCCCATCGATGACGGCGTTATTGAGGTCTACGCCGCCCCGCCAGCACCGTTAGTACCGGATGGTTGGGTGATGGTACCAGTCGAACCGACAGAACAAATGATCGTCCAAGGCTTTGAATCTGAGCCAGATGAGAGCTTTAGTGATCCAGATGCTTGGGAAGCATACGATGCTATGAGCGGCTGTCAGCAGGCGGCGCACCGCGCAAAACTCTGCTGGACTGCGATGATTGCGGCAGCGCCGAAGCCGCGACCATACACCAGCAGCGAAGAGTAAACCAGTCAGCCCGGGTGCAGCCGGGCTTTATGGAGAAGGAAACCATGGCAAAGCTAATGAAAGCGAGTCAATGGGGACGCCGAGAGTTCACCGATGACTCTGTTCCTGATAACCGAACGATTAAACGTTGGGTCGAGAACGGTTTACTCATGGGGCGTATCGTAGACGGATCTGTTTTTGTCTGCGAAACCGAAAAATGGGGCGTCGACTCAATGGTTAGTCAAGCAGTTCGCCAGTTGATTAATGAGGGCTAACCATGGCGGCAAGGCCAAGAAAAAAAGAATATAGACACCTGCCAGATTATTTATTCTTTGACAAAGATCGCGGTGTTTATAAATTCACGCTTGTTACAGGAAAGAAGAAGAATATTGGTAAGGATCGGGCCATGGCTATAGCTATTGCCCGTGAGTACAACCTTAGAATGAGACCTGAACTTTCCCCATCCGTTGATAACCTAATTAGAGAATCCGGCGGGGTTACTGGAGAAGCCAAACCGTTTGCAGATCATGTGGATCACATCATGGCTCGGGCTGCTGAAGACGAACGCCCTTCTCAGAGTACGTTAGATGATTGGAACAATGACGCACTACGCGTGAAAGAGTTTTTCATTAACATACCTGCTTGCGATATCGAGCTGGAGCACGTTAACGCCTACATCAACAAATACCATGCTGGCGCGTCCGCCAACGTGCAAAACAGAAAAGTAAGCTTTCTCAAAAAGCTTTTTTCGTATGCGGTCGATGAATCCCTGATGCTCGACAATCCAGCAACTAGGAAGAAAATGCGCAGGACTGAAGAGAAGAAAAGGCAACGACTGTCGCTAGAGCATTTCATTGCTATACGTCGTGCTGCTGCACCGTGGTTAAGAACTGCGATGGATTTGGCCTTACAGACGACACATGCACGCCTGGAAGTGTCTAGGATTCGGTATTCAATTCGTGAACCAAAGAACGGTATTTGTGGTTGTGTATGGCTCGAGCAGCCAGAAGATGGCATATATGGAACGCTTTACATCCATCGTCAAAAGGTACAAAAGAAGGAAGCATCGCACGTTGCGATTCCAATAGGGGATGAGCTAAAGCGCATAATTGATGAAAGTAGGGATAACGTAGCCAGTCCGTTTGTTGTTCACAGGATACCGGATCGACAGGTTAAACGCAGTAAAGAGGTCTCACACCCAACTCAAGTTGCGCCTGACTATCTTAGTCGCTCGTTCTCCTCTGTACGCGATGAGCTTGGACTTTGTGATCATCTTGCGATGGACGAACGCCCTACTTTTCACGAGATCAGAGCCCTTGCTGCGCATTTGTTTAATAGCCAAGGAATCGACCCTCAAGGCAGGATGGCCCACAGTGATGCAAAATCAACGAAGATTTATACCAGCAACCACATTGACTGGGTGATAGTTCCTCATGGGGAGATAAAAACAGGTTGAAAACATTAGTTTTTTCAGGTTTGCCAAACAGAAGACTCTTTCTAACACCTTGATAAATTCAATGACAGGAACTATTACTGTAGTAGGAATTAGTTGATGAGACATGACAAATGAAGCGTAACCCATTGTTTTATATGAAAACATGTTTTCTCGTTAACTAAAGAATTTAATAGAATTCTATTGTCAAGGTGACATCACTCTTGTTAGTATGCAGTCATCAAGTGATTTCACAACAAAATGATCTATCCCACACAGTAGGTACAACAAGGAGAGGCTTATATGAAAAACTTCGAAATCGGTTACGGTGAAGGCTAAGTCTTAATAAGCATTGAACTAAACTCCTCATTTTGAGGAGTTTTTTTTCATCCAGCAGAAGGGTTTTCGGAATGTACCGATGGATAAAAAGTAAAACAAGAATATTCCTGGGTGTGCTCGTTGGCATACTTCTAAGTCTGATTGTTACCCGATTTTTATTAATTTTCAATGCAGTAGAAACTGCAAAGTGGTTCTATACCGCTTTTGATGCGGGGCTAATGACGACCTTCGCGACATTCTTTTCATTGTATGGTGTCTATAAAATAAGCAACAAATTTCCAGACACTAATGCTCTCCTACCACTTTTTGGGATCGTTATCTGGAGCTTAATACTGCTCGCCTACTATGTGCTCCGTTACAATGATGCCTACCAAACTGCGTTATCAATAATTGTGGCAGGATCGATTGCCGGTATGGGATGGTGGATCCAGTTCATTACTTCTGCAGCAAGTGATAGACGGAAACACACACTGAATGTAGTTTTGAGTACCCGCACTTGTACCGAGTATCAGACACATCTGCGCAATTTTACCCATCTTTGGCGGGGCAATCGTCATGCACCAAAAGAGCTTTGCCTTTGGAGAGATGATCCTGATAACCCTAAGTTCAAAGATGCAAAGGTCCCGGATGAGGTAGTTAAAGCTATCAATGGCCTTCTCTACATTCTGAACTTTTACGAATTTTTAGCTCAGGGTATTAAAGCTAATGATTTGGATGACAAGCTCTTAAGAGAATGTTTTTGTGGCTTTTTAGAAGGTTTGGAGAGAAAAGCTTATTTTATACTTTCTGAAGCTCAAAAGAGAGACGAGAGATATTTTGAAGGGATTATTTTCCTTTGTAAGCGCTGGAACAATGAGAAGTCATTAGTTGAAAAGCATCGGCACTCAGCCCCACCGGCAGATATAGGGACTTGCTATCCTTCACAAGATGAAGTGATGAAGATGCTTGGAATGCAGGTAAAACCTGAATCGAAACCTAAAAGAAGAAGAAAAAGACGTGGAGCGGTATCAGCGTTGCCTCCAGCGGCGAATGTATCAGAACTAAATCCTGACTCAAGTGTAGTATCGGGCACTTAA